CAATTTTTAGTAAATCCTATAGCTCATGATATTAATTCAACAACATATAATGTAACTTCAACTTCATCGACATTAAATATTTCTAATGCTACATATAAGATGGAACCTGTAATTGAAATAACCGGAACTGGCAATATAGATGTTACGATAAACGATAATACATTTAAATTAATAAATATTAATGGTAAATGTATTTTAGACTGTGAAAATAAAGTTATTACAAGTAATAATCAAAATATTTCAAATAAAATGCAATATGATTTTCCATCTCTTAAACCAGGCGAAAATACAATATCTTATATTGGTACAGTAACCGAATTTAAAATAATCTATAAGAAAGCATATTTATAGGTGTTATATGAATATTTATCTTAAAAATGAAACAGACTTTGATAATAATGGTTTAGGATTTTTAACAAGTGTATTAGAGGCTAAAGTTAATGAAGAATTAAACGGTGAATATTATTTACAATTAAAATATCCAATTAATGCTCAATTATCAGAATATTTAGTTGTAGGTAATATTATAAAATGTAATGTTGGATTTAATAATTATCAATTATTTAGGATTAATTCAATTGATAAAACATTTTATGAAATAACAGTTAATGCTCTTCATATCTTTTATGATCTAAACAGTAATTTTATAATTAATTCTACACCTACTAATAAAAATCCTGGAGAAGCAGTAAATTGGCTTTTAGATAGAGCAGAGAATGAAACTTCATTTACATCAGATATTACTACATTAAATACTGCTAAATATGTTCGCCGAAATGTCACTGAATGTATAATGGGTGATATTGATAATTCAATTTTAAAAAAATTTGGTGGTGAACTTGAAAGAGATAATTTTAATATAAAACTGTTGTCAAGAAGAGGCAATAACAACAATTTAAAATTAATTATTGGTAAAAATATTCAAGAAATAAATATTTCAATTGATATTTCAAGTTTGTGTACTAGAATTTATCCTGTTGGTTATGATGGATTAGTTTTACCAGAAAATAATAAATATGTTGATAGTCCTTTAATAAATAATTACCCATCACCATTAATTAAAAAATATTTATTTAGTGATATAAAATATGATCCAGATAGTGAAGATGCATATCATACTTTAGATGAAGCCTATGAAGCTTTAAGAAACGCATCACAAGCATTATTTGATAATGGTTTAGATAAACCATCAATTAATATTAAAATTAATTGGCTAGAGCTTTCAAAAACAAAGGAATACTATAATAAGTATAATTTTCTTGAAACGGTCCATCTTGGTGATACTATTACGGCACAGTTATTTAATTTAAATTATGAAACAAGAGTTATTAAAACAACTTATAATGTTTTAACAGACTCATTTGATGCATTTGAAGTTGGTACAGTTAAAACATCACTTAATAGTTATATTAACTCTATTGTTAGTGAAACTAAAGAATTAAATCTTACTTCATATTTGAAACAAGCTCAAGATAAAGCAACAAAACTGCTTACAACCGCAATGGGTGGTAATGTTTATAAAACAAGAAGTGAATTATTTATTATGGATACAGATGATCCAAAAACTGCAAAAAAAGTATGGCGTTGGAATTTAAATGGATTAGGTTATTCTTCAACTGGAATTAAAGGTCCATATGGAATTGCAATTACTGGCGATGGTTCAATTGTAGCAGATTTTATAACTTCAGGAAAAATTAACACATCTTTAATTGAAGGATATGATAGCCTTGTTCAAAAGGTTGAAAATGTAGCAGATTTAACTAGAGAAGTTACTTCAACATCATATGTTGAAATCACAAATGCATTTAAGGACAATGCTTTGAAATTTGAAATAAGTGGTGAAATGTCACTGATTTATCCGGAAGATACTCTTTATCCGGAAGATACATTATATCCACTTGATAGCTATTTAATAATTCAAAATGCAAGTGGTGATTCAAACAAAATTCATTTACCATTAAATTGGCTTAATGTAGCCGACAATGTATCTGATAAATTTGTTATAGAAGATAATAAAGCAAAAATAATTAGATATATATCAGTTGTTGGCGGTCAAAAATCAATTTTAGAAACACCTCAAGTTGAGGATTTAGGAAGTTTTGAATTACCTTTAAATGAAGGCTATAATAAATTGTGGTTAGAATCATTTTCAGATAAGCAATTACAGTATTCTTGTAAGTATGCATTAATAAATGATTATACAGATGTTTTTGCAACAAGAACTGAAATGAATTCAAGCATTACTATGACAAAGAATGAAATTGAATTATCTACACAGCAAAAGATAGAAACAGCAACTGGTTCAGATGAATTAATTGCAAAAATTAATTTGAAACCAGGACAAATTGATTTAACTGGTACGGTAACTGCGAATGAAAATTTCAAGGTATTGCAAGATGGTTCAATTCTAGCTAAAAACGGAAGTTTTTCAGGAAATATCTTTTTGAATGAAGGTGGCAAAGTTATTGGCGGTGATGGTATATTATCTGTAATGATAGTTAATGCATCCATTTGGAGTTTAAGATTTCTTGGAGGGCAAGGACTAATGCCACTAGGATTTGATGCAGTAAATGGTAATGGAGTTGCCCAAAGTCAAATGTTAGAATTTATAATTCCATCAAACTTCAAGCCACAAAAAGCATATATTTATCTCAAACATAAACCAATAACGCATAAAGGATACTTTAGTGGTGGAGCAAGTGAAGAATCTTATATAGGATATTCAAGAAATGTTAAAGCATATATTTGTACTGATAATTCATTTGGTCGTGTAATAAGTTATGC